AAGCATCAAAATATCCTCAGCTTGCGGAATAGCCTGACCCTCTGGCACATCCAACTCAATCATCACTTTCATACATCCTCCTTCTGTCTATCCCATGCCATGCCTGATACCTCATATAGCTTGTGCTGAAAATCACGCAAAGCATCTATTTGGTCAGCCTCAAAAAACATACCTGTCATTTGGTTGGTCGTTTCCACCCAACGGTCAATGAACTGTTGTTTAGTCAGTTTTACTGGCTTAAAAAAACCATCAAAGGTCTTCGTTTCCATACATCCTCCAAGTAACGGCTAACATTAGCCCACAAACCCACTCCGCAGAATGGGCTTGTAGATAATGCTACTTGCTGAAACTTCTCATCCAAGCCAATAAGACCTCCTTCGCCTCCTTGCGGTCGAGACCGAATTCAGCCTCTAGGTAAGGTGATGCAAGAAACATATTGGTCTCGCCAGAGTCCCGAAGGTCATTGAGGTAGTCAAAGTATTGGCTCATCTCAGTCCTCCCACAACTCGTAAGCATTGAGAATATCCATCTCGTTCAAGATGTCTGAAGGGATGGCGTTGAGGCTTTCTTTATCGACCCGACCCTCGTCATCAAACTCAATGTTATAGGTGTCATCTAAACCATCAATCCAACTTCCACAAAAGGCACATCCGCCCTCGTGGTAGTAAGCACGGACTGAGAATCCTAGCTCTTCTAATTTTTCATACGCACCTGTTGGAGGAGACCACGCAGAATTAAAGTAAACGAACATATCGTTATCGCCACCTTGAGCCTCGTTATCCATGTCTTCGTCACGACCAATATCCCACTTAGTCCCCCAGTTTTGAATCCGCCAATCCCACCATGAATCTTCACGAATGGTCGGTTCATTAGCCAATGCCTTAGCCTTCTCTTCCTCGGTCTTGGCATATTGAGCCGTGATTGTTGGAAAGGTCTCAGCCACAGGTGTAACTGTGTAGTCTGGTTCAGGCACGAAGGTAGCTAAAAAGTTTCCAGAGTTCCAAGCCTCTTTTGCTTTTTTGATCATCTCTGGGTCTTCGTGAGTTAAATATAGGTTGTTATCGCACCAATTAGGCATTTTCATACTCCTCTATGTCGTGGTTAAGTGTTTTGGACTCCCATTGAGTCTCTAAATCTGCTTTTTCAAAATTAAGGTAACGGTCTTCAGCCTTCAAAAATGCCTCGTCAGCATCAACTGCCTCGACATCATATGAATAGCTAATGACCTTTTCCTCCGTGAATGTGACGGTAAACTTAGCCATACCTTTTCTCCTGTTCAATTTCTAGCATTTTGAAATCTTCGGTGTCGCTAATATCGCCAATATCAAATTCAATATCGTGGCACTCAATTAGCCTAATGACCTCAGACTCTGAACGAGCCTCTACCTCTTTCCAGTAATAGACAGTTTCTTTAGCTCTGACAATAAATTTAGGCATACAACCCCCTACCAATCACAGAGGACGGTCTCGCCCTCTTCGTTATAGACCTCGGAACCCATGGCATCAGACCATGACCAATGAAAATCTAGAATCTCAGGGCAGTCGCCCAGTTTCTTCATTTCAAAGCCAATAGGACTGTTCATAGCCAATTCGTTCGCTTGCTCTGGGGTATCAGCCTCGACCGTGAAAGATGTATAGGCATAAATCACTACTTCGTATTTAGCCATCATTCCTCCAAAATCTTGGTGATAACAAAGCCATCAAGGTCAGCCCCGACTACCAACGGCTCACCGTCCATGTAATAGAAGATTCTTTCATCTTCCGCATCATAGGCCTCGTCCCATTCATCTTTGGCTATCAAGACCTCGTATGTGTATCGAGGCTCATTGACATAATGCCCCTCACACCAAACAGTTTCGTATTTCATATAACCTCCAAGTTATCGGCTAACATTAGCCCAATAGGTCACTCAGCGAATGACCTATTAGAAAATGCTATCTCAATAGTGGTAAACATTGGTCGTTATGGTGACTGGTGAATAGCGACCCTCCTTCGTTGCCTTCATCATCACAAGATGGAAAGACCCAAATGCCATTGTCTAAAAGCATGGCAACAGGGCGACCAGTCCACCCCATATTTTCAGCCTCCTCCTCTGAGAAATAGCGAACCTTGGTAATGGTGCGACCCAGTAACAGGTCAGAGGCGACCTTATCCCAATGCTTTGTTAATTGCTTGTTGTTCATTTCGTGAAGTTTCATTTATGCCACCTTTTTAAAATCGTTAAAAAATACAGACCCATCAGCTAAATAATCGTATTCGTTGAGGGTCAGAGTTTCGTCAATGTTGCTATCGCTGAAATACTCCTCTACATCACGGCTAACATAGATAAGGAACGACTCTATAGCTTGCTGATACGCATACATAGCATCTCCCGTAGCCTTGAAAATGTCGTGAAACTCTTCCCAGAGTGAACAGTCCGCTATGTAGCCCGTTGGCATATGGTCACGGCTAAAATCTTTTAGCTTTACGCCACGGAAACTATCTTTCGTGAGGTCGGTTTTAATGAATGAATGGCGAGTATCACCCACAGACCAGTTAAGCATTGAACCGCCAAAATGACCAATAAAAGCCTTGGCGGATTCCATATTTTCATCAAAATAAGGATATTCCCAAGTGGAACGAAAGACCTCCCTCGCCTTTTCCTTGGCTTTATCCTCTAACTCATCAAAACTAAAAACCTGAATTTCTACCTTTTGCATATAACCCCCAAAATTACGCACCCACCCTAAAAATTAACCACCACCCTGACCCGTTGCGTATAGGTCTGGGGTCGGTTTTTTGATCGGTCAGCTATTAGAGATAAACGACCAAGCAAACAAAAAAGCAAGCCCGACCATCACGGCAAGACCTGCGACCCACTCAAGCAAAGCGACAACGAACCGCCTCACGGTTGCACCTGAGAGACAGAGACCCCATAAACGGCTAAAAACTTAATAGCCTCCTTGTCCATCTTCACGGCTTGCGACATCAGAGCAGACAATTCGGCAGATGTGCGAGACGGGTTGCCCTGTTCGAGATGGTGACGAGCCACGGCACGAGGCACGGGGCGAGAGTTGATAAAAAATTGAATCATCTAAAAACCTCCATTTAATGACTAAGACCGTCCTGAGACGGTTTCGGCTAATAAAGCCCTCATCAGTTAGCCTTGAATCGCTTTTTGCATCTCCTTGGCAAGTTCTATCCACGAGTCAGCATTGATTAAACCCATTGATGGATATTGCTCTGGGGTGGACTCTGCGACCTGAGCTGTGTAACGGTTCACCGCCTCCAAAATCATCAGAGGGGCTAAAGGGTGAGAGTCTAGAAGTGCTTGGACTGTTTTAGGGTTCATACTGTCGCCTCTTTGCTGATGTAATAAGCGGTTGTATGCCCTCTGCGGTTGTATTCACCCTGTAAAGAGAGACCCAAAGCCCTAGCGATTCTTTTCATTGAATCAAGACCGCAAGCACCGTCAAGACAGACCGACCCATCTGGGCGAATAGTCAAGCCATAGAATGAAGGGTTTATATCCTCGGCAATCTGTAGCCACGAAGTAGAGCCATAAGGCACTTTAGGCAAATCTTTGACAAGGGCTTTTAATTCGTCCTGATACTCACACTCTAGGAAATCCCCGAAGACCTTCCCAGTCATGTCATAGCCACCACCTGAGCAACGATAACGGCGACCAGAGTTGCGAGAATCAAGACGGCAGATGTTATAGCCGTAAGTATCACGACCACGAGAGATAGACCAAGACAAAGCTAAACGATTGATAAACATTTTTCAGACCTCCAAAGATTAAAAAGTAAAACCAACAAAAACTACACGATTACCACGAATGAATTTTTCGTGATTGATGTCGTCAAATTTATAGACACGAACAGAACGAGAGCCTCGGTCGTAATAGTCACGAACCCAAACAGGAGAAGACTCCGTATCGTTGAGCTTGAAGTATTCCCCCTTCGGTATTGCTTTCAGTAGTGATGATTCCATTGTGTAACCTCCTAGCAGTTGAGATATACGACCAGTCACCTATTGACTAATCTTCTCGTGATTTTCAAGGTCTGGGGGGTTGCTTGTCAATACCCTACAGAAAAGAATTTTTCAGCCTTATAGATAAAGGCTTGGGAGGGAGTTTCCGAGGCCATTCACACGATCAAAAAACTTAAAAGGCGGATAGATTAGCCGAAGGCGAACAGTCCATTAGTCACAGAATCACATAGAGACATAGAGAGAGACACACAGAGACCAGAGACCCATCTTGCGAGAGTTGCAACACTCTTCAGACCGTCCTATTCTCTAGGGTATAAAAATACCCTGTTTATACCTATGACCAAGAAACCGAAACTAACTCGCAAGCAGATAACCGAAGGACTGCAACAGATGCCGATAGAGACCATTCTTCTAGGTGCGAACAATGCGAAGGAAAAGAGACTCACCGCCTCGCAGATTAAGTTCGCTGAAGAAATCGCCAAGGGTAAAACCAAAGCCGAGGCATACAGACAGAGCAGACCCAACGGGAGGAAAAGCAAAGCGAAACCCTCCACAGCATCACGACAAGGTCAAATGCTTGCGAAGAATCCCACCATTCAGACACAAATAGAGGCTTTTAAACTGGCTTTAGAGGCTCAGAAATATCAAACCCCCCTTCACTTGAGGGCTTTAACAATCCATAAATTGACAGAAAAGGTCTTAGATCCTGACTGCCCACCCGCCCAACAAATAAAAGCCATGGAGTTACTGGGTAAGATTACCGAGGTCGCACTCTTCACCGAGAGACGGGAGGTCATTCAGCACAACACTAGCGACCAGATGAAAGAGAAACTGCTTTCATCTCTTCGCCTGGCTATTTCTTCTCAGGGTGTAACAGATGTTACAGAGACAGACCCAGAGTCATTACTGGCAGAGCTGACCGCCAAGCCTATTGATATGACCATTGATTCGGATTATGTCGCAGAAGATGATGTATCTCTGGCACAAGAGACCAATGAACCAGAGGCGGAGGGGCTGAACGATCTAGAATCTGCCAGACCCACCACACCCCGACCCCCTTTTTTACAAAATTTGCAGGCGTCACCTATGCATAGTAATCCACACAATGAATCCCCTAAAAATACCATGCCCTTGCAACCCATTGATTCGCAAGCAGATTCATGTGTAACACCTGTTACATCTAGGGTAAACCCTAATGTTACAGAGGGGGAGGGGGGTATAAATATACCTGTCGGTGGTTTGGAGTCAGAATTAAGGACACCCCCCGTCAACGTTTCTAAATAAAAACGTGGGGGGTATATATTTTAAATTTTAACGAACTTACTCCTAGGCTTATTGCTAAGTCTAATGGGGAGAAAAGATACCAAGGGCAGCCATGTAACAATGGCCATATTGGTCTTAGATATGTTCGTAATCACGATTGTGTAGATTGTAGAAATATATCTGGCAGTTTGAGATCAAGAAGAAAGCGCGAGCTTTTGGGTAGAAAGGTTGGACGCCCCAGGAAATATCCAGAGCTTATTGGGCCGCCTAAGCCAAAGAGAGTTGTATTTAACCCAGTGACAGTAGAAGAAAAATGGATTGTTCGTTCAAGGGTTGCTACAAAGCCAAAGAAAAGCAAAAGAAAGAATTTGTCGGTTGAGTACTATAAAACATTGTTAGTTACGCACTGCCCGCTTTTAGGTATTGAATTGAGTTATGAAAAGTTTGAAGGCAATACGCCAAACAATTATGCAACTTTAGATCGTATTGACTCAACGCTTGGGTATGAAGAAGGCAACGTACAGATTATTTCTTTTAGAGCAAATACGTTGAAAAGTAATGCGACTTTAGAAGAATTGAAGTTATTAGTAAAAAATTGGGAGGGTCTATGAAAATTTGGACTTATGAAGAGATGTTAAAAGCTATACAGTCGATGACGGAGGAAGAGAAGCACAAGTTGTTGACGATGTTGTTAAGAGATGAGGCAGTGATGATTATGGCAAAGAGAGAGCCAGAATGACTCCTGCACAAAAAGAGATCTTTATGATCATTGATGAATGGTGGAAGATGTATGGTTTTGGGCCGACTGTGGACGATATTATGAGAATGACTGGTGAGAGAAGTCGGAGTAATACGGTTCGGAAGATGAAGGCGTTAGTTGCGATTGGGGTATGCAGAGCGACTCCGAAACGAGCGCGATCAATTCGGCCAGTGGGTATTCGTGTTCGGAGCGTTGAGTGAACGATAAAGAAATTAACAAGATCATTGATAGTCTTCCAGAGGCGGACAGGACTGAGTTAATGGCAATGGCTCAGGCTTATATGGAGTCTGTGACCAGGGAGAAGGCAACAGTTAGTTTCATGGAGTTTGTTAAGGTCATGTGGCCTGGTTTCATTCATGGACGTCACCATGCTTTGATGGCAAAGAAGTTCGAGGATATAGCGAACGGCAAGATTAAAAGATTAATTATTAATATGCCGCCGCGACATACGAAGTCAGAGTTTGCCAGTTATATGCTGCCAGCTTGGTTTCTAGGCAGATACCCTAATAAGAAGATCATTCAATGTTCGAATACAGCGGAACTAGCTGTAGGCTTTGGTCGTAAAGTACGTAACTTAGTAGATGGAGATCAGTATGCAAAAGTCTTCCCCAATGTCAATCTTAGGTCTGACTCTAAGGCTGCTGGTCGCTGGAGTACTAATGGTAACGGGGAGTATTTTGCTATTGGTGTTGGCGGTACTGTTACGGGTAAAGGTGCGGATCTACTCATTATTGATGACCCACATTCTGAACAAGAAGCAGCGTTAGCAGCTAGTAACCCTGAGGTGTACGACAAGGTTTATGAGTGGTATGGCTCTGGTCCGAGACAGCGTTTGCAGCCAGGCGGTGCGATTGTAATCGTTATGACCCGTTGGGGTAAGCGCGATTTGACGGGTCGTATTTTGCAAAGCGCGGTTGAAAGGGATGGAGATGAATGGGACATTATTGAGTTACCAGCGATATTGCCGACTGAAAAGCCGTTATGGCCAGAGTTCTGGTCAATGGATGAGTTGGTCAAACTCAGAAATGAATTGCCCGTTTCTAAATGGTCAGCCCAATACCAACAATCTCCTACATCTGAAGCGGGTGCAATTGTTAAACGAGAGTGGTGGCAAATGTGGGAACAGGAACAGCCGCCGCAATGCGAGTTCATCATCCAGTCATGGGATACAGCGTTTACTAAGAATGAACGGTCAGACTATTCTGCTTGTACGACATGGGGCGTATTTTATAAAGACGAGAATCCTGATGATGCCAATGTGATTTTATTGGATGCTTTTAAGGAACGACTAGAGTTTCCAGAGCTAAAAGAGCGAGCTTTACAGTATTACAAAGAATGGGAACCTGATGCGTTCATAGTTGAGGCAAAAGCCTCTGGCGCGCCATTGATCTTTGAATTAAGAAGAATGGGTATTCCCGTACAAGAATTTACACCAACCCGTGGTAATGATAAGATTTCGAGAGTAAACTCCGTATCAGACTTATTTGCATCTGGCAAGATATGGTGTCCACGTACTAGATGGGCGGAAGAGGTGATGGAAGAGATGGCTGCTTTCCCTAATTCAGATCACGATGACTTGGTTGACTCATCAACACAAGCGCTGATTAGGTTTAGAAAAGGCGGTTTTTTAAGATTACAGACGGATGAAGTAGACGATCCTGTTCACTTCAGACGCAAAGTTGCATATTACTAAGGAAACATATGTCTATCGATAAAGGTTTATACGAACTACCACAGGGTCTTGAGGCCATTAATGACCAAGAGCCAGCAATTGAAATTGAAATTGAAGATCCTGAGGCAGTAAATATTGCCATTGATGGTTTAGAGATTGAAATTCGTGATGAAGAAGCCGAGTTTGATAAGAACTTAGCGGAAGACATGAATGAACAAGCTCTACAATCATTAGCCAATGACTTAATTGGTGACGTAGAGTCAGACATTAGCGCTAGAAAAGACTGGATTCAGACATATGTTGACGGCTTAGAGCTGTTAGGTATGAAAATTGAAGAAAGAACCGACCCATGGGAAGGTGCTTGCGGTGTTTACCACCCATTATTAAGCGAAGCCCTAGTTAAATTCCAAGCTGAGACTGTGATGGAGACTCTTCCAGCCAGCGGTCCAGTTAGAACTGTGATTATCGGCAAAGAAACCACAGAAAAATTAGATGCAGCCAAGCGAGTTCAGGCTGATATGAACTACCAGATCACAGATGTGATGCCAGAGTACCGCCCAGAACACGAAAGAATGGTTTGGGGCTTGGGACTTTCAGGTAATGCGTTCAAAAAAGTGTATTACGACCCACACATGGAGCGTCAGGTCTCTATTTATGTGCCAGCTGAAGACATTATTGTTCCTTATGGCGCATCAAACCTAGAAACAGCCGAGCGTGTTACCCATGTGATGCGTAAAACTGGCAATGAATTACGCCGTTTGCAAGTTGCTGGTTTTTACCGTGACGTAGAACTCGGCGATCCAGTCATGACGATGGATGAAGTAGAAAAAGAAATTGCTAAAAAGATGGGATTCCGTGCAACAACGGACGACCGCTTTAAATTATTAGAAATGCACGTTGACTTAGACTTGCCAGGCTATGAAGATGAAGAAGATGGCGAGCCAACAGGGATTGCTTTACCTTACGTAGTAACAATTGAGAAGGGAACGCAAACTGTTCTCTCAATCCGCAGAAACTGGAACCCTGATGACTCCACCAAACAAAAGAGACAGCATTTTGTACATTATGGTTACGTGCCTGGTTTTGGTTTTTATTGTTTCGGTCTTATTCATCTCATCGGCGCTTTTGCTAAGTCAGGCACCTCTATTATTCGCCAGCTTGTTGATGCTGGTACTCTAAGTAACTTACCAGGCGGCTTTAAAACCCGCGGTATGCGAGTAAAAGGAGATGACACTCCGATTGCTCCAGGCGAATTCCGTGATGTAGACGTACCGTCAGGAACATTAAAAGATAACTTATTACCTCTTCCATACAAAGAACCAAGCCAAGTTCTATACAGCTTGATGAATACTATTGTGGATGAAGGCCGCCGTTTTGCCTCGGCTGCGGACTTGAAGATCAGCGATATGTCAGCCAACTCACCAGTTGGTACAACACTAGCTATTCTTGAGCGTACATTAAAGGTAATGTCAGCTGTTCAAGCTCGTGTTCATTACTCAATGAAACAAGAGTTAAAGCTATTAAAAGGAATCATTCGTGACTACACACCAGAAGAATACAGCTATGAGCCAGATGAAGGTTCAAGATTGGCAAAGCAATCTGATTACGACAATGTGGACGTTATCCCTGTGTCAGATCCTAATGCTGCAACAATGTCACAGAAGGTTGTCCAGTATCAAGCGGTTCTACAGTTAGCCCAGCAAGCCCCACAGTTATACGACATGGCTAAGTTGCACCGTCAAATGTTAGAAGTATTGGGTATCAAGAACGCTGAGAAGCTTGTTAAGTTAGAAGATGACAAGAAGCCAGAAGACCCAATTACTGAAAACATGAACGTTTTGAATATGAAGCCTATCAAAGCTTTTTACTATCAAGACCACGAAGCCCATATAAAAGTTCATATGAACGCCATGCAAGATCCAAAGCTTGCACAAATTGTCGGTCAAAACCCGAACGCACAGGCTATCCAAGCAGCTATGTTGGCCCATATTAACGAACACTTAGGCTTTGGATACAAGAAACAAATGGAACAGCTCATTGGTATGTCTTTACCGCAGGAAGAAGACGAAGAGGGTATTCCAAAAGAAATGGAAGTCCAGATTTCTCAAATGGCAAGTCAGGCTTCCGACATGTTGTTGCAACGTAACCAAAATGAAATTGCAGCACAACAAGCCCAGCAAGCAGCCCAAGACCCTGTTGTTCAGATGCAAATCAAAGAACAGCAATTGGAAGAGCAAGAACTTCAGCGCAAAGCCGCTAAAGATCAAGCCGATGCTACTGTTAAGGCAGAACAACTCCAAGTGGAACGCGAGCGTATCGCCTCCCAGGAGCGTATTGCAGCCGAGCAATTGGCTGCTAAATTAGCCAAAGACCAAGAAGAGCTTAGTATCAAAAAACAAAGCGAAAACTTTAAAGTGGCTCAAGGGATTTTTAACGCAAGCAGACCTGTCAAAAAAGGTGAATGATGATTGATAAAAATCTTGACTACCTCTTAGATCAAAACAGAGACCGTATGGAGATGCTCAAACAAGCATTAACGTCTGGTAACTGTCAGACTTATGAGGAGTATAAGTACACATGTGGCCAGCTACGAGGTCTCGAAGCTGCATGTTTAACCATAGTAGACCTCAAACATAGACTGGAGAACTCGGATGAGTGAAATCCTTATCGGCTCAAACCCCGATGATGTAAATGCAGTAACAACTCTGCCTCAAACAGCAGAAGAAAAAGCAAAGCAACTTCCTGAACCTGTTGGCTACCGCATCCTATGCGCTATTCCTGAGCAAGAAAAGGAATATGAAAGTGGCTTATTGAAGGCAGACTCAACAATGCACTATGAAGAAGTTCTTTCTACGGTGTTTTTTGTTGTAAAGCTGGGTCCTGACTGTTACACCGATAAAGCCC